TTTCCTTTTAGATCTCCTGTGACTCGTGTTAGTGTCTCAGGGAATATTCTTCTCGATCAAGATTCACGCGTTAATTTTTTTACCAAGCCAGATGATGAAATATAAAATAGAAGATAATGACCAGAAGGTCTACGATGATTTGTTTGAACATGTCTTATACCTGCTCAATGAACATCAGATTCCCGTAGAACTAGTGGCGAGTACACTCATGGCCATTGGCCAGCGTCTCTATCGAACTCATTTAAGCGAACACGGCTATCATGCCCTGATGGATGTTATTCGAGATGCACCGGTTAAACCCTACGAAGTGACGAAGGTTAGGATCCATTAACTAATGACCGCACTATCAACATCATTGGGTTTATCTTTATGGCCACGGGGCCAACAACTCTTGATCACTATGGCGGTGTATGAATGCATGAAGACACAGTATTGGAAAAAATGATAACTATAAAAGATAACTATTTAGCCAAGGAAGAGCATCAAACGTTGTATAATCTTATAACAGCGGAAGATTTCCCCTGGTATTTTAATGAATATAAAGTTACTAGGCAGGAAAAGGAAACTAATATCGAAGCCTTTCAGTTTGTTCACCTTTTCTATTTCCAGTGGATAATGTCGCCTCACTATTTTAAGATTTTAGAACCGATACTGAGAAAATTAAAACGGAAGACCTTGATTAGAATAAAACTTAATTTAAATCCATATTCCCAGAAACTGATTGTAGGGGCATATCATCACGACCAATCCTATAAGGCCAAAGCAGCCATTTATTATTTAAATACGAATAATGGATATACTCAATTTAAAGAAGGAAAGGAAAAAGTGAACTCGGTTAAGAATAGAATGGTATTTTTTAATGCCAATGCCTATCACCGGGGCACCAATTCAACGAACTGTAAAAACAGACTCGTTTTAAACTTTAACTATTTCTAATGAAAAAAAATAATAAATACAACTACGTCCGTGGCTCACGGACCACGGACCAAGGCTCACGGACCTATAATATTCAGGGCTTTAAATTACCTTCGGTCACCACCATTTTAAATAGGACCAAGGATCAAAGTTATTTAACAAAATGGAGAGAAAAAGTAGGACATGACGAAGCGGAAAGAATATACAACCTAGCTAGTAAGCGGGGCACTGCCATGCATAAATTCCTGGAGAAACACATCCGGGGTGCAGGGTACGAGGACCTTACGGACATTGGCGTCCAGGCTAAGCCGATGGCTCAAAAGATTATTGAAACAGGATTAGCTCCTGTTTCAAAATACTACGGGTCTGAAGTGACCTTATACTACCCGGGCCTTTATGCAGGGACCACGGACCTTGTCTGTAGGCACAACGACATGGATACCATTGCTGACTTTAAACAATCCAACCGGCCTAAGGAAGAGGCGTGGATTGAGGATTACTTCCTGCAGATTGCAGCATACGCCATGGCCCACGACTATGTGCATCAATCCAACATTCAACAAGGGATCATCATGATCTGTACCCCGGACCTATATTACCAAGAATTCAAGTTTTCCGGGCTTATTTTAAGAGATTGGAAACATAAATTTTTAAAACGATTGGATCAATACTATGAATTGACAAGAAACTACAAAGAAGAAACGCAAATTGATACAACAGAATTATTAAAAGAATTTGAAAAAGATGGAAAAGCCTAAGCTATACGTTGCAATGCCTTGTTATGACTCAGTAAGAGCCGAGACCATGATATCTCTTCTCGATACTTTTAGTGCTCTAGGCAAAAGTGGAATTGAGGCCAGATTCCAAACCGTTAAATCTTCTTTGGTAACTCATGCAAGAAACTTATTAACCTGTGGATTTTTACAGAGTGATTGTGATCACATGTTGTGTGTGGATGCAGATGTTCAATTTTCGCCCGAAGCTATTATGCGTATGCTGGTACCTAAAGAGTTTATTGTCTGCACTCCCTACCGAGTTAAAGAAGATCCTTTTAAAACAAAGTATACAGTTAAATTTAAAGACCCGGATAAAATAAAGATTCTTCCATGGGACATGGTGGAAATAGAGGGAGGGCCTGCTGGACTCATGCTCATTCATAGAGTCGTTTTTGAAAAGCTTATGGATAAACACCCAGAACTTAAAATAGAATTTAAAGATTCAGCTAAAGAGAAAATGAATAAAGAGATAGGGGCTGTAGAAGACGCCATAAGTAGATACATGTATAATTTTTGGGATACTACATTTAACCTGGGGACAGGTGAATGGAAGGGAGAAGATTTATCTTTTTGTCAGCGCGCAAGAGAAGCAGGATTTAAAATCTACGCAAATTTAGACTCAACAACAGTCCATCATGGTACATGGGGGTGGAGTGGAAAATTCGGTGATACACTTAAAACTAATAAGGAGGTAAAATGAGAGACTCAGGCGCAATAAGAGAACGAATCTTTAACGCTTTAATCAAGCGTTACACCGCTGATCAAGAGGAAGCATTGGTTAAGATCGATGCACTCTTGAGAGGGGATGTCGTACCAGGGCACTGTGCCCTGACTGAAGACATCGACAGGCTATTGGCTAAAGTCGCTGATGCTGCTGAAAAGATGGCAACATTAAGGCGACATTATGGCACAAATTAGGCACCAACAAGGGGTCGCGAAAGGGTCGCGAAGGGGTCGCATGCGATACCTAAAGGGTCGCAAACTTGATCGAATTGATCAAGATTCGCGTATTACGCGAAAAGGCCGATACCTTTGCGATACCTAAAGGGTCGCATGCGACCCTTTCGCGACCCTTTTGCGATACCACCATTTTGATTATTTGCCTACTCTAACAACGACAATGGAGGAGAAGGTCTTTTTTGCGACCCCTAAAGTAGATTTTTTGGCGGAGATGATATAAGAATAATTTCTGTGTGTAGGTATCGCAGAGTGAATTGTGGCAACATTATGGCAAAGAAACGTAAAAAAACTAAATATCGTCACGTTGTAATTAATAAGAAGAGATACTATTTTTATAAAATCTCTTGGCTCGATATTACTGCGGATGGTGGGCATGCTACGGCCGATGAGTTTGATAAGTTTGAATGTTCAAAGATGATTACGTTTGCTTATATCTATAAGCGTACTAAGAAATTCATGTGGACTTTTGCAAGTTATGATCAGAAGGATGAAGCGTATTCTGATAGGAATATCTTTCCTATAGGGGTTATAACTGGTATAGAGAAGAGAAATGTCTAGTGAAGATATGAGTGAAGAAGATCTAAGCGAAGATATGTATAATATATGGAAGGAGGATTTTAATAAAATGGCTAAAAAGAAAAAAGTTAAGAAGAAAAAGAAAAAAGTTAAGAAGAAAAAGAAAAGATAATGTGGAATCCGGATAAGGTAATAGTTATAACTTTACTAGTACTGAGCGTGGTTTTGATTTATTGCCTTGTCTTGAATGTTTATTAGATGTGGATTTATTTTTGTTTAATTTTAGCGGCTTTCCTTGTTTCTTATTGGGTAGGCTATTGGTTTGTGGGGTGACGTTTAAAATTGGTGCATAATCGTCTAAAATTTGTTTCATTTTTGCTTCTAGCTCTTGTTCTGACATGTCTTCTAGTTTCCCATGCTTTATTATTTTTCGTTCTATATATAACCCTGCTGCCTTCCCTCGATTGGTTTCGGCGTTTACTGCAGAGGAAAAGCTTCCTTTCTTTAAAGCCAGTTCCTTTATCCGAGCAAGCTCAGCAACGTGTCCATCATAACTAACTGCAAATTTTTTAAGTCTTTCTTCTTTTAATTTTCCTACATGTTGCACTACTAAAGGACTAAGTCTAGGATTCAATAGTTCTGATCCTTCTGATCTTGCTCTCTTAGCACTGTATCCTGCTGCGATGGCTGCTTCCCCCTGAGTCATAGGTCCATCTGATCCTCCGAACACTACGAACTCGGCGAATCTCATTTGCATTTCAGTTAATCTCTTAGGTACACCCATATTGACAATTTAAGGTAACATGGTTAAAATGTCAATATGTCTACAGATGAAATGGAAAAGTATAAGGAGAAAGATCGTCAGGAAGAGGCGGGTGTTTGTATAATAGGAGAAGCTAGAAAAGATAGAGAAGAACCAGACTGGCGTCCTGATGGTATTACATTCAAAGAAAAATATGAGAAGGAGCACAAGCTTCGTCAAGAAGCTGAGGGCGAGTTGAGTATACTTAAAGGCCTTGAAACAAATCGAGTCAAAGAAGTGCAAGATGCATTAGCCAATGCATTAGAACTC